CGTGACCGGTCCTGAGGCCGACTGGATTTTGAAACAAAAATGGCACAAGTTGAGGGGGCAACCAATGTCCAGGGAATTTGGGAACTTATTTGATCTTGTGGCGGCCTGGAGGAAACCTGATGAGGTCCTGTACCATGACAAGGGGCTCGTGCCTGTGGAAAGGGGTGGTAAGTGCGTGGCATACACACAGGTGGACCCTGAGGACTATCACGACTTGATGCGATTCGCATGGTCAGTGAATGAGGAGGGGTATGCTCAATTTCATAACAAAATTATGAATATGAAAGTGGGCATGCACAGGTACCTGATGGACTTCCCGGAGGGGCTGGTGGTTGACCACGTCAGATGGAACCGCCTGGACAATAGGAAGACTATGCTCCATCCGTGTACCGTAGCAGAGAATAATAGGAATATGTCATATAGGCGCCCTAGTAAATTTAAATAGGGGAATATGGTCTATGAGGGGGGGGTGGGGTGCTGGGGCGAAGCCCCGCCTATGAGACCTTTATGAATTTTGGTTTGAAATTGTAATCCATGAATTTTATTCCAATAATGTCAAGTCGTCCGGGTCTATGGGTCCCCTATTCTCTCCTAAAATTCCTCACATCACGTTGGGTATCTATATTCTCATGAAAATTAGTATTCTGTAATTCTCATGAAAAATTGTTAAACCCCTATTCTCTATGAAAATTCATAAAATCCTTTGGATCCTATTTTGTTCCTAAATTGTGAAAAATCCTATGAAGGGTAATTCACTTTTGAAATTGTGTTTTGGTCATTGACCCCTATTTTGTTCCTAAATTGTGTCGGCCACCCCCTTGTCGTCACGGATCTCCACGAAAACCGGGAGGAATAGCGACTTCTGACCCGTCTTCTTGTCATCTATAAGCGCGTTGTACTTGACGGCCACTATCTTGCCCAAGAATTCAGATGGGTCGCATGACCGTTCCTCGTCATCGAGGCCCGTGCCGACAGCCGACTTGACCTTGCCATCGGCCGACTCTACTAGCAATGATCCAATTTTGCCCTCAAATTTGCCAGCACCCGGGAGGAACCCCGTGACGCGCAGATCGGCCTCGAGCTCAGCCTTCATCTTGACTTGGTGCTTGACCCGCTTGTCCTCCCACGGCCCCTTGGGGTCCTTGAGGATCACACCCTCTTCACCATGGGCCAGCTGCTCTTTGTAGATGGTCTGAGCCTCTTCCATATCAGATACGTCCAGCCACGTCCGGACTATGGTGATTGTATCCGGTCGCGCAGCCTTCAGTGCCCCACCGAGGATACGGAAGCGCTCAATGTATCCGACAGAACACGAGCCCTTGTCAAAGTCGGACAGAGGGATGACGTCCCACACCTTGGCGTGAATGTCGCGACCCACAACAGGAGTGCCCGTACCCTTCTGGAACTTGGTCAGGATTCCGTTGCCCGTCTTGCGGTCACAGTTGGCCACGAGCAGCTCACCGTCATAGACGCCCTCTGGCAACTTCTGGAACGCAGCCTCTATGGGCAACCCCTCAAACGCCAGCTCCTTGCCGGCGCGCGAGTAGAAAGTCGCAGTGTTATTAAGTACACGGGCGTTAAACCGCATACCGTCCATCTTGGTCTGGACCACGCATGGGAACTTGACCTTCGTCTTCTCGGTCAGGGGGCTGACCAGCATACAGGGGTAGCTGAGCTTCAGGTCTGGCCAGATCTTCTCAACCGTCGCCTCGCTCACACCGCACTTGAGGTTGCGACCCAGAACTCGCCGGAGAATCTCGCGATCGTCCGGTTCCAGACACGTCAGGAGGCGGTGGACGTATGTGATTGCTTCATTGCCGCGCATTTTGCGCGTCGCAAGGTGCATCTTGATAGATTCAAGCGCCTCGCTCAGAGACCACACGTCCGCACCCGGCCGCGCTACACCCGCCTCGGGTAGTTTTTTAATATAGAAATTGACCTTGGGGTCAAGCGCAAGCCGGAAAGCCTCCTTGAGAGTGAGGTTCTCGCAATTTTGTTTCAAAATTGCCTCCTTCTCAAGACGGCCGGAGGTGGCCGCAAGTTCGTTGATGATAGTGAGAGCCATGACACGTGGTTGTTTTTTGGGTGTTTTGGCCGTCTAGTCTATGGACCTAGGGTGGACAGGACACGTTTTTTACTTGTACATCCGAAGAATCTCCTTGATAACCTCGGCACGAACCACGTCATCCTCCGTAAACACCAAGTGCTTGATGCTCTCCGACTCGGCGTCAATACGACTCACAAGGTCTGCCAAACCGTTGACCTCAAACCCACGGTCGTGCTGTTGACCGTCACCTGCGATCACCATTTTTGAACCCTCTCCAATCCGAGTCATCAACATCTTCATCTGACTCGGTGTGGAGTTTTGCATCTCGTCACCGATAATCCAAGCGTTGTCAAACGTACGGCCGCGCATATAGGCCAATGGGCACACCTCAATCCTCTGATCATAAATCATTTCATTCACCTTTTTGACGGTGAAGTAACGGTACAGGGCATCAAACATCGGGCGGGTCCACGGCTCCATTTTCTTGTTCAAATTTCCTGGCAAAAATCCATGCTGCTCATCCACACTCACTGCCGGGCGCGTCAGAATCAGTCTCTCAACCTTACCAGTCACGAGAGCCTTGGAACCCGCCTGACACGCCAACAGGGTCTTGCCCGTGCCAGCAGGCCCTGTACTCACGATGACCGGCGCGCGACTAGCCAAGAGGTCTAGGTAGATGCGTTGGTTCAAGGTCCGGGCGGCGATCATTTAGTTTACAAAGGCTCGCAAACCTTAACAGGTTCTGGCTCGGGGATCCGCAAGGCCAAAGGCACCTTTGAGGGCCACACGTACCCATAATTTACCCAAGTGCCCACGTCAAACTGATACCAGTCGGGTTTCTTGCGGTTAAGAGCCGCCTGATGGGACATATGTATAGGGGCCCACCCCCACCACCATGGAGGTCGTGGATTACTACAGTGTGGTAATTTTTGCATAGAATTGCGATACCCACGGCCTACCCACTCGTCAATCATAGTGTTCATATACTTGGCGAGAAAGCACGTGTGACCTTTCCACATGAGGGTAGCAGGGTGGTGGACCCATCCTTTTGTGATTCCCATAAGGGCCCGCCACAGCTGGTATGCTTCAACCCTTTGTTTCCCTAAACGAAGACGGTCCAAGGAGCGTGCGCACGCTTCGGCATCTGCAAACGGGACGAACGTGTTGACCATTTCATGTGAACATTGAAACGTGTGGCTCCCCGTGGCTTCCACTTGACAGGTTTTTCAGAGCCTCTTAAAAAGTGCGAAGCTATAAACATCATGAGTCTTCACAATGAAGACTGTATTTTAGGAATGAAAAGGATCGCAAGTGATTCTGTCCAAGTCATCATAGCAGACCCACCTTACAATATTGGAAAGGATTTTGGAAATGATTCAGACAAGCAAGTCATGTCTGAATATCTCAAGTGGTCCAAGGAGTGGATCGCAGAGTGCTTCCGTGTCCTCTCACCGGACGGGACCATGTATATTTATGGGTTCCCTGAAATTTTAGCACAAATTCAAGTGGCGTGTATTGATGACCATACACGCGTCCGATGGCTCGTGTGGCACTACACGAACAAGACGGTCCCGAGCGCCAAGTTCTGGCAGAGAAGTCACGAGTCAATTTTGTGCGTCTGGAAAAAAGGTCACAGGCCCCACTTCAACCTGGATGACGTGCGGGAACCCTATACGGATACTTTTTTGAATAACGCAGCTGGTAAATCACGTAAGGCTTCCAAGGGGCGCTTTTCAAAGGGTGAAAAGGAGACGACATATACGGCGAACGACAAGGGTGCGATGCCACGTGACGTCATAAAGGTGCCGGCGCTCGCGGGTGGTGCGGGAAAGAAGGAGAGGGTTGACCACCCTACCCAAAAACCGCTTGAAATTTGCACAAGGCTTTTGAAGGCGGCGCGGAAACCGGATTGTACGGTACTTGTGCCGTTTGCAGGGTCGGGGAGCGAGTGTGTAGCGGCGCGGGACTTGGGACTCAACTGGACAGCGTTTGAGATAAATCCTGTATACGTTACACTGATTCAGGAAAGATTACGCGGTCCAGATCCTCCCGAGACGCAACAGGGTGTGCAAGAGGAAGAGCCTTCTTCATAGAGCACCAACGTCCCTGACCCTCAGCGTTCCCCTGCTGCGCAAAAACCTCAGGGTGAGCGCGAATAACCTCTTTGGAGACGAGCCAAAACTTCAGATCCTGAAAGTCAACCAGGGCGAGCAAAACCCATGTGTAGTTGTGATCGTCCATGATGTGCTGCCACTTGCAGTCGCCCGTACCCGACCAGTAGCGCGCCGACTTTATTTCAATATTGTGCCCTCTGTACACGGCATCGTGTCCGGTATTTGTGGAGGCTTCACAGCCGAAGATTTCGGAAATTATACGTTGCATACCCTCACCAAATGCCTTATTTGACAAGGGTACGAGACTCATTATATTTTCAGAAGCACCATTTTTCAAATAAAATTCAAGCTGAGTAGGCTTGCGGTTGCTGATAAGCTTCTTGAAGGTGTTGGTGTTTGCGAAAGCCATTTTAGGGTTGAGTAGTTGGATCATGGGGTGGAGGTTGGGCATCACATGACGCATATTTTGTCTTGGTCCTCCGTGCCCACGGCCCATCCGGTTCGTAGTAATTGTGAATGAAAATTCGTTGAGCCTTTATAATTTTAGTTTCGTCAAGGGTTACAGTACCATCAGGCATGAGATATGCATCTTCACCCACGGGATTCAGTTTCCTATATTTGAGAACCTTTCCAACTTCCCAATCTTTGTCAGATTCCATTAAAAGTATTTGACACTTGAATTTTTAAT